GCCTCATTCTCATACGTTTGAATTTTTTCTGGAGTATCGCCAAGGATTGCAGTCATGACTGCACCATTTCCATTATAACAAAAATCATCAACTTGAGTTATTGGAGGATACTGAAATGCAAAACCACTGGCGACTATATCTACTGCAAGAATAGCTCCATCAGTTCCAACAATTGGATTTGCTTTTGCGCCAACACCTCCGCCACCATAAAAACTTACTGTTGGCGGACCGCATTCACTTCTTTTTTTGACTCCACCACAAGTGCTTGCAGTTGATACAATATCCTTTGGAGTTAATCTATTAACCTCGTTTATTCTAAGATATTTTAGATCCCCATTACCATTCTTGAAAATAAAAACTGTACCTGGATTTTTCTTAGCATATTCATTCGCCTGACATACACCAATCCCAGTAACATATCCCAAGGTTGGATCAATATAACCAACCTTAATATCGTCTTTAGTGGCGGCACCAAGTAAATTAAATGTACTCATGCGTTTCTACTTAGTATTTCCATATTCCAGATGTTATTGATATTTAGTGTCAATTAAAGGAAGGTGACTTGTCCGCTTTGTACAGCCTGGATTGCTTCCTCTCTAGTACCAAAATCAACATCGGATTGAGTCGTTGCTGGTTGTGCAAATTGTTTTGGTTTAGTTGGAGTTGGAACTGGCGAAGAATTTTGAGCCGCATTTGCCACATTACCCATAGTTGGTTGAGATGCCTCTGGAGAAGCACCACCTCCATTTTGTAGTGTATAATAGTCCGATGTTGGGCAACTTGGACTTAAATCGCAACCAAAAATAGAAATAGTGATGTTCTTAAAACTTAAAGCTGCTGTCAAACTTCCAGTTATTCCACTCAGTAAAGAACTAACTCCAGAAATTGCACTAGAACCCGATCCCAACAGATCCTGAATGTTTGATAACTGACCAGTAGCAGTGTCTATAAATGAAGGTTCACTATCAATAGAAGTTGTGGAAGATGTATTACTCTGATCGACAGAATTTTGAGTTAGAACGTCTTCTAGAAAATCATTAACTAAACCAACTGTACTATCAACTGTAGAGTTTATTTCTCCTAGATTTGCTCCAAGAACATCTCCGCACAACTTTTCAACAGAACAAACTGGAACCTTAGGAGCTTTAACAGGTCTTCTTTTTCCAGTGGTTTCTGGAGTTTCTTGTTTTTTCTCTTCCGCTAATTTTTTTTCCTCTTCTTTAATAGATTCTGGATCTGTTTTTAGTGCGCTATTTAAAGCAGATTCTATTTGACCAGAAAGTTTATCAGTTATTTTACTGTAAAGACACTTAATTAACTCGGTAATAATATCTTTTAAGTCTAGATACTTATTTCTTTCATTTGGAAATAAAAGATCTACAGTTGGAGTGAGAGCCTTATTAAGTGTTTTAAGGATATATTCAAAAATTTTATCAAAAATAACTTTCATGTATTTTGAAATTTCACTTGCAGCATTTTTTATAATTGTCTGCAACTGGGAGATGATACTTGAAGCGGCATCAATATATGATTGTGCTGCCTCAAGTATTTTATTAATGGCGTTGGTAAGATTTTCAAGAGCTGTCTGAATTCCTTTCATTGCAGAATCAGCAAGATCACAAGGACTCATGAGAACAATTTTTTTCAGATATTTGTCCTGCCTCTTGACATCAGATATTGTCACCAAATGAACAGAAGTAACATCTTCTACAGTAGCACCTGGTTGAGCAGGAGATGTTGGAGAACTTGCTTGTTGGCAACGATTAGAAATACCTTCAGCAACTTTTGATTGAACAAAATCATCTCTGGCAGATCCAGTCAAACCCCTAGCATCTGCCTCTGCTCTTGCACTTTGAGCGTCTTTAAATTGAGTGCTTGAAAGAGCTTTATCTGGTCTAAGACCATACTTGTTAGTTTGAGTTCCTGGAGGTGCGGGAGAACACTCTGCAGACTGCTCAGCACTTTTTGGTTTCTCTGTACTTAAAGTATGATCTGGTGCTTTAATATTTGGATCTGGTTCTTTTCCTTTGGCAAATCCACTTGTTCCAGCAAAATTACTACTAGTTGTCCCTATTTTTGTACTTAAACCAGTTTGAGTATTGTTTCCAAGAACTCCCATGATGACAGGAACTTGCATGTCCTGACCATCTAAGAAGAAACCAAATACAAAATTACCTTGACGTAAATTGGGAATCGTTCCACCACCAGCTTGACCACCACCACCTGTGATGGGGTACATCACTTGAGCCCAAGGAAGTTGATCTGATGGTACAGTCTCTTCCTCTTTATCGTGAAGACCTATAATTCTAACTTTGTAACGATATCCCCATCCTTTTGGAGAATTTTTTCCTTCAAATTTTCCTGGGATGATATTATCTCGCCAGGTAGCATCGTCAGCAATCTGACCAACCCACCAGTTAAAACTAGCGCCAAGAAATCCAGGATTAAATAATGTTCCTTCAGTCATCAGTCTTCATACACTCTACATTCTAGTGCATCGGGATTGTCATTACAAAAAAGTTCAAGACCAGTAGGGTCATGATGATCATTTGGATGATTATCAACCCATCTTTCTAGAGCTTCCAACTCTTCTTCGGTGTGTCTTCTTGCCTGAGCGGAGACCCTTGGATCATCCAACACATGTCTGTCATGTTCTATGTGCTTTTCTACGCTTTCCATAATCATGCGTATAATAGTATTACTATTTAACAACTTTATGGCGCACTATATGCTGCACCCTTTTTACCAATAGAATCCCTAACCAAAGTTAATTTGGTATATCCACCTCTTGAGGTATTAATATAATGGCAGAGATCTGCAACGACAAAAAATCCACCAAACTCTGGGTTCCATTCTGGATTATTTTTATTAGATAGTTCTGGATAATCTATAAAGACCAAATCTCCAGCATGAATACTAAAGTCTGCAGTGATTGTTATAGTAGTTCTAGATGAAAACATTTGATTATATCTCATCGTAGATTGATTCAAAATATTTTTTGGATCAAAATTTTGTTCTTTTGATTTGTTGAGTTGTTCTTGAGAATTTCCAACTCCACTTCCAGTAGGAAGAGAACCACAATCAATTAGCATGTATTGAGTTCTAGAGAAGTCTTTGTCTTTACCCTCTCTATTAAATTCTTTATTTATTTTTGGAAGTTCTTTTCCAGCCAATTTTAAACTTTTCTCATTTTCAGAAGCAACTGGATTAACTATTTCATAATAACAATTAAATGGATTAAAGAGAATAGTTCTTGTTGAATAAGTTCCAATCTCTAGTTTAGATTGAATATCTCCAGCTGAAGTATCTGTATTGTGTTCAATGATTTTTCCATCATAACCTTTAGGTATTGCACTACCACCACCATCTGGAGTTTGGTTATACACTAATTTTTTATATTTCTTTTTGCCACCGCTTAATTCAGTTTCAGAAAGTAATCCATCAATAGATTTAAATTTAAATCCATCAGAAGTTTCATAAAAGAAAAATCCTGCAGTCTTTCCTGGTTGGACTCCTTTTGGAACTGCTTTTTTAGCTAACCAAACACATGCATAAAAAGGTCTTCTATTATTCCCCATAAAATTATAATTGTTATCAGTCTCTTCTATATCAAGTTCTTTTTTTGACTTTAAGTAATTTTGATCGGTCAATATTTTTTTAATATGATCAGAAATCTTACCGTCAAATCTAGTATTTAAGACTGTTTTATAATTTAATATTGCTTCATTGCTAGTAAGATCTAAAGCAACTAAAGATTTATTTTGATCTTGAGCCGCTCCTTTGACTTTATTGATATAAAGAGTTAATGATAACTCTTTACCATTACCATCCGTCATTTTCAGAGATGTATTCTCTGTTCCAGTCAAAGGCATACCTTCAATTAAGGTTTTAAATCCACCATCTTTTTCAATACTCTTACCAGTATCAATATAGAATATACTTACTCTAACACATTCTTGCAGAATACTTTCATAATAATAAACATCACTAATAATATCTACAATATCTTTTTTAGTCTTCTCATCGAGGGACGTGATAATACATTCTTTAATATCAACTTCTCTGTTGTCTATAGAGATTAATGGTTTGTCTGCCATTTAAAAACTTATTGTTAATACTATTTACTTACATGGCGAGCATGTCTTGAGAGGGATCAGATCCCGATGAAGATTTAGATTTAGAATTCATACCCATATCAACCATAAGAGGAAGGGGGTAATAGATACTGTCTTCTTCTACTATGTATGTGAAATCATCTTCGCTTTCTGGGTAACCATCTTCAGTATATTGACTGAGCATTGATATTAATGTTGCCGCAACATTTTTCCTTTGAGTTAAATTTTCAGCGTTGTTAATCATTTCAAAAAAATCTCTACCAAAAATTTTAACAGAATCAGCATCAATAACAAATTCTTGAGGATGGACTGTATATTTTCCCGTTTCGGATACGTACCTACCATGGAACATCTTACCTTTGATCATGGAGCGAATTTTATCTCCACCAGATCCCCTAGGATCGTTTTTGTATAAGTGAAATAAATCCCAACGTTCTCCAGTTCCACCCCATATTGCTGGACCATAATTGTCATGTTTTTTAGATCCATCTTTATTTGCACCCGCTTCAGCATGTGTCATCACATTTTTTATATTGATGTCAGATGCAGACCATTCCCATCCCTTTGCTATTCTAGCAACTTCCTCTGCCATCTTTTCATATTGAATTGACTTAACAGGTATGGACCAAGGATCTGGACTTCCACCCATAGCAGCAACACTTATTCCAACTGCATTTGAATTTCTGTTGTAAGTATGTGGAACTCCAGAACTAGTGTATGGAGTAGATCTATTAATTTTACCATCACCAGTAATAGTTGTATGATAGTTTCGAGAAACTCCACCATAAGATCCAGCAGTCCAATGCAAGTATATTTTTTTACCCTTTCCACTACCCAAGTCACCTA